ATGGTCATGGCAAGTTTAGAAAAAAATATTTTTGAACATATTAGTTTGATGGCTCAAGAACAAGTTGAATTAGAGTTTAGAGATGAGATGCAACAGTTACAACAGATACAACAAATGATGCAACAAAATCCACAGATGGCTCAACAGATGCAAATGCAAGCAATGCAGATTCAACAAAAGATTGAAGCAAGAAAAGCACAGTTGATTGCTGAAATGATGGAAGAATTTATGGAAGAAGAGAAGAAAATTACTTCACAATTCGATAATGATCCAATTGCAAAACTAAGATCAAGAGAATTAGACCTTAGAGCAATGGAAAATGATAGAAAAGAACGTGAAGCTAAGGAGAGAATGGATCTTGATAAGATGAAAGCAATGATGAATCAAGCAAATCAAGATGAAAAACTAGAACAGAATGAAGAATTAGCAAAATTACGAGCTGATACATCAATTGAAAAGACAATTTTAAGTAAAACTATACCAAGTACAGACTCAATGATGAAAAATTCTGCTCCAACAATGCCAAAAGTAAAAATTTTCAGAGGTGGTAACGAATAAATGAGAAATAAAATGACAAAATCTGAAAAAAAGGTTAAAAAGGTTATGCGGGAATTCAAAAAAGGTGAATTACCGATAGGGAAGTCGAAGAAAAAAGTAAAAAGTCGTAAACAAGCGATTGCAATTGCTTTATCAGAGGCTGGTAAATCAAAACCAAGGAGAAAAAATGGAAAAACTTGATAATATACAAGAAGTAAAAGTTGGTGAGCAACAAACTGAGGTTGATCCAAGATCAAAAACAACTGCTGACAAAGCTTTTAATTTAATCGGTACTGGTGGACCTGAAATGGAAGTTAAAGGTCAAGGAAAAGTACTAGCAGAAAAGAAAAGAAGTTCTAAAGCTTACTAATATGTGGTTCGGTGCTATTAAATTAGCCGTTCAAGCTGGCTCTCATATTTTTAAGAACCGTCAGAAGACAAAAATGTTAATGGCGGATGCACAAATGCGTCATGCTGAAAAGATGGCGAATGGACAAGCAGAGTATCAAGGCAAATTATTAGAAGCAAGACAATCGGACTGGAAGGACGAATTTATTTTGCTCTTGCTTTCAGCGCCTATTGCATTATTATCGTGGGCAGTATTTTCTGATGACCCAAGTGCGATGGAGAAAATGAAATTGTTCTTCGAATATTTCTCACAGCTCCCGTTTTGGTACCAAACAATTTTTGTAGGTGTCATTGCTTCGGTTTACGGATTAAAAGCAACTGATTTAATAAAGAGGAAATAAAATGAGTAAATATTATGGAGGTTTTTTTGATTTCCCAAAAGAAATTATGAAAACTGTAAAAACCGGTATTAGAAATAAAGCTTCCGCGGATGCTATTAGAGCAGCAAATAGAGATAACAGAAAAGCTGGAGGAATGATGAAAAAGAAAAAGAAAAAATCATTTCCTGATATGTCAGGTGATGGTAAAGTAACTAAAAAAGATATTTTGATGGCAAAAGGTATCATCAAAAAACCTATGAAGAAGAAGAAAAAATAATGTCTAATAGAAGATACAATTTACAGACTAGAACTAAATTGTATGGTGGTGGTAATGCTGCTGCAATGAAAAAATTGCAACAAGCATTAGCTGCTAGAGGTCAAAAAAAGAAAAAACCAACACCATCTATGATGATGGCAGCAATAAGGGGTAAAAGATAATGGGAATAGAAAAAGATAAAAAATCTACAGAAGCTAATACTACTTTAAAAGATTCAAAAAGAAAAAGTTTAAATTTTAAAAAGAAAGGTGATTCAGTTAATTCTATTGAAGACATTCCTGAAAGAATGTCTAGAGAACCGGATATGTCTCCATTAAAACCAAGAGAGATGAAATCAGGTGGGAGAGTAAATCTACGTGGTGGTGGGTGTGCTAAACGTGGAGTAAAGAAAAACGCTTACGGAAAGAATTCATAATGGCAAAACTTTGTGCAAAAGGAAAAGCAGCTGCGAAAAGAAAATTCAAAGTATATCCTTCTGCATATGCTAACATGTATGCTTCTGGAGTTTGCTCTGGTAAAATTACACCGGGTGGTAAAAAAGGAAGTAGAAAAAAAGCTGCTAATGGTGGATTGATGGCAGGCATGACTAGAAAAAGAAGAGCGAGTTGTG